CTGATCGTTCATTACGTGCGCCTAACACAGATCCTACGACTGTAAATATGGTGTTACCTATTAATACAATTAGAGCTAACAAAACATTAGCATTTGATGCTAACGGTGATCCAGTCATTGGTGAACAGATTGGTGACTATCGTGGAAATTGGGCAGCAAGTACATCTTACAATAAGCGTGACTTAGTCAAAGATACAAGCAATGATAATATTTACTTATGTATTGTTGCTCACACTTCTTCTGGATCACAGCCTATATCCTCTAATGCAGACTCAGCTAAATGGGATTTAATTGTAGACGCAGCATCAGCTGCAACAAGCGCATCAAATGCAGCAACATCAGCCACTAACGCTGCAAATAGTGCAACAGCTGCCGCAACCAGTGAGACGAATGCTGGCACATCAGCAACGAATGCAGCTAATAGCGCAACCGCATCAGCTACTTCTGCAACGAATTCAGCTAATAGTGCAACAGCTTCTGCAAACAGTGCTACAGCAGCAGCAGCTAGTGAAGCAGCGGCTGCAGCTTATACAGATAACTTTGATGATACTTATCTTGGTGCAAAAGCTAGTGATCCTACATTAGACAACGATGGTGATGCCTTAGCTGATGGTGCTTTATATTTTGATACAACTAATAATGTCATGAAGGTATATGATCTTGGCACTACAACTTGGTATCAATTAACACCAACAGTATCCAATCAAACAAACATTAATACAGTTGCTGGTATTGCAAGTGATGTATCAGCAGTAGCTGCTATTGATACAAATGTTACTACAGTCGCTGGCATCACTTCAGATGTTACAGCAGTAGCTGCAGACTCAACAGATATTGGTACAGTAGCTACGAACATAGCTAATGTAAACACAACAGCAACAAACATTGCTAATGTAAATACCACCGCTACTAACATTACTAATGTTAATACAGTAGCTGGAATAAATGCAGATGTGACAACTACTGCTGGCATTAGTGCAAATATCACTACAGTGGCTGGTAATACCTCTAACATTAATACGATAGCTGGAATATCAGCCAATGTAACAACAGTAGCTGGTATAGCATCAGATGTGACAACAGCGGCATCAAATGTAGCAGACATTACAAACTTTGCAGACGTATATTATGGCCCAAGTGCATCAGCACCAAGTACAAGAAAAGACAGCAGTGCATTGCAAGCTGGTGACTTATATTTTAACACGACTGACGATCAGTTATTTGTTTGGGATGGATCAGCATGGAATCAAGCAGCGTTTGATGTAACTGGAGCTGTAACATCATTTAATACGAGAACAGGTGCAGTCACATTATCTGCTGCTGATGTTAATACAGCTCTAGGATATGATGCCGTATTAGATTCAGACATTGGATCAACAGTACAAGCTTATGACGCAGATACTGCAAAATATGATGATGTCACTGCAAACTTTACAGGTACTTTACAAAATGGTGGCAGTAATGTTGTAGTTGATTCAGACATAGATTCAACTGTTATTGGCTATGTTGCTCCTGGAAGTGTTGGAAATGTATTAACTTCTGATGGAACAAACTGGACTTCAGCGGCAGCAGCAGCATTTGATTCTGGAACACTAATGTTATTCCAGCAATCAACAGCTCCTACAGGGTGGACTAAACAAACCACACATGATAATAAGGCATTGCGTGTTGTGTCTGGAGCAACATCATCTGGTGGTAATGCAAGCTTTACATCTGCATTTGCAAGTTATACTCCAAGTGGTAATGTTTCAGTATCTGGATCAGTTTCAATGTCTGGAAATATTGACAATACTACATTAAGTATTAATCAAATTCCATCACACAATCATGATGTATTTGCAAATAACTCAGTCAATACTGGTGCTATTACAATACGGGGTGGAGCTGGAAATGCAAATACTAACGTCTTCCTTAGCCAACAAAATATAGCGAATGCTGGTAACAGTGGCGCACACAATCACTCACATAATTTATCAGGTAGCTTAACTGTTAACTCAAGTACATTTAGTGGCGCAGCTCAAGACTTTGCTGTACAATATGTAGATATCATTATTGCATCTAAAGACTAATGAAAATTAAAGTAAAAGATAACTGCCCATTAAATAACTTTGAATCATGTAAGCAGTTTGAATGCGCATGGTTTACATCTGTAAGAGGTAAAAACTCCAATACAGGTGAAGAAGTCGATGATTATGGTTGTGCTATAGCTTGGTTACCATTGTTAACAATTAATTCTGCAATGCAACAAAGTCAGACTGGCTCTGCAATTGAATCATTTAGGAATGAGATGGTTAAAGCAAATGAGAAATCTATCAAAGTATTAGCACAAGCATCAAAAGTAAAAGCAATTAAATAATGGAAGTGACAATACAAGATTACATTGGAATATTCCATAATGCGGCTGATGAATCATACTGCACAAGGATGATAGAAAAGTTTGAAGAGTTAGTAAACATGGACTCTTCTGGAGTTGTAGATGGTAAATTGCAGTTTGGAAATGAAACTGGAAGAAAAGATAACTCTTTATTTTTTGAAACTTGTGCGCAAGATTTAGCGCAAGAAACAAATCGTATATTAGATGCATGTTTAGTAAAATATATGGATGAATATGTTGGATTAAAGAATGAAAATTTCTTAAGCACAGTAGTGAAAGTTCAACGTACTCCTCCAAAAGGTGGTTATCACATGTGGCATGCAGAGCAAGGTGGCTCTGATATGCATAATGCATCACGCATGCTAGTATGGACTTTGTACTTGAATGATATACCAGAAGGGCAAGGTGAAACTGAATTTTTGCATCAAGGGTTTAGATTAAATCCGAAACGAGGAACAGTATGTTTATTCCCAGCATCATGGACACATGTTCATCGTGGTAATTTTACAACAACAGCAACAAAATATATTGCAACTGGATGGTATAACTTAATATAAGGAAATAATATGGCTGAATATAAGATTATAATTAGTGCGCCCAACGTCGGTCATGTAGTTAAAGATGGTGTATGTTATCAAGATGTAGATTTAACTGGTGTTAATTCAACATGGAGAGCTGCATCATGGGATGGTGTTAATGGCAGTGCTGAATTATGTGATGGTATAGATTATGATGTAAATACTGGGGTATATGATTTTACATCTCAATCTGAATTTCAATTTGCTATTGACGCATGGCAAAATGCATACGATGCTGAACAGCTAATGCTTCAACAACAAGCAGCTGAACAGCTAATGCTTCAACAACAAGCAACGGAAGAGGTAGAAGCTGAATAATGACACCAGACGAGAAGCTAGCAGCCCACGAGAAGTTATGTGCAGAACGATATGCAACATTGCACTATCGTCTCGATCGTCTTGAAGCCATGCTCAACAAATTGATTTGGGGATGCATGACTGGCTTCGGTGCCATCGTTATTGCCGTGATTATTGGTAAAATAAATGTTATCTAGAATATGTCAAATGTTAAGAAGGGGAATACAAAATGTGGATGATCTATATACTCATAGTTATCTTGATACTCGTGGCTTACGAAGTTATCCGAAAGCCAGTAATAAACCAAAGCAAGAATGTCCTTATAAAATTGAGCGATTGGCTGAAGGCGATTGCGTCTAAATGGCCATCCTAACTCATCTCATTCCGATCATCCTAGGATTTGTTGCTAAACTTCTAGCGATCAAATCAGCTCAAGCACATGAACAACAAAAGCTTATGCTTGAAAGCTTGGCTGCACGCTCAGAACAAATCAATTTTGCTAGAGAATCTGCACTTAAAGAGTCACCATTTGCTGCATGGAATAGACGTATCCTCATCTTAGTTATCCTTGGACTCGTTGCAGTCTATCCATTAGCCGGCATCTTTGGTGTGGATACTGTAGTCAAGACAACCTCAGAAGGCTTTAGTTTTTTAGGATTGTTTACCATTGGTGGCGGTGAAACATTTACAACAATAAAAGGTTTATATAAGTTTGATGAAATCTTCCAATGGGCTACTCTGATTGTAGAGTTTTACTTTGGTGGACAGCTTGCGAAGCCTAATTAATCTGATATACTAATATAAACCAATAACTGGATTTAATATGAAGTATAAATCAGTCTTGGTGATTTCGGATTTACATATTCCGTATCACCATCCAGATGCTTTTGATTTCTTAAAAGCATTGAAGCAGAAATATAAACCAGATTTGGTCGTCAATGTTGGCGATGAAATCGATCAGCATAACATATCCATGCATGAATCTAATCCTGACTTACCTTCTTCCGGAGATGAGTTAAGACTATCACGCAAGTACATTCATGAACTTGAAAAGATATTTCCTAAAATGAAGATCATGCATTCTAATCATTCGTCACTTATCTATCGTCGTGCAATCAAGCATGGCCTCAGTGCGGAGTATCTTAAGTCTTACAATGAGTTCTTACAAGTAGGTCCCGGATGGGAATGGGTCGATGACCTATACATCACCTTATCTGATGGACAAAAGTGTTTCTTTACGCATGGCATGTCCGCCCGGGCTTTGGCCGTGGCAATGCAGTACGGGTGCAATGTTTGTCAAGGTCACTATCATACAAAGTTTAGTATTGAATACTTTAGTAA